AGGCATGAAATCAGAACGGTTTACGGCAGGTCAACTATGGATAGAACGCACCAAGCATCGTGAAGGCCCTCCTATTGTCTACACCGTAATGTCAGGTAAATCCGCCAGACCATTTACCAATCCAAAAGCCATCTTGCGCTGGATCAAATGGCCAAAAGGTACGCCAACTGGTGATGCGCTACGAGAATGGTTTGCGTCGTTTGATCAAAAACCAGAAGCACCCACGCCAGAACTTGATATGGCTGTAATCAAGGCTCAAGGCTTTGGGCCTGAAGCACATGATGAGGAGCCAACCGCTCAAACTAAAATGGTGACTTGATCGGTAAGCCGGTCTCTGCTGGCAGCTCAGGCATGACTTCCTCGATTTCAGCAGGAATCATGTCTGCAACCATTTTGGTCAGCTCTGTCTTCATCTCACTGATGTAATGCTTTGTCAGTGATGGAATACGGGTGTAAAACACCACCGTTCCAGCAATTACCGTTCCAGACATCACGAAAGATGCCACGGACATAACGTTGAACAGCTTTTGCATAATAAAAAACCCCCTGCTGTGTGACCAGGGGGCTAGCTCTGCGCTTTTAGTTTAGCTCAAAACTTGACTTTGGCACCAAGTTTGGAGCCCCAGCCAAATTCATCGCCAGTAATACCGCTCAGCTCGCCGTAAACGGAATACTTGCCTTCAGAATCGACATCGACGGAACCGCCAAACTTGCCAGCAAATTCAACTTCATTATCATCACCCTCAGGCATCACAATGGCAGGTCCACCTTGGACGTACCAAGAATAGCCATCGCCACCGCCCTCGTAACCAATATCTAAAGTGACAGTGCCGCCAAGATACTCGCCGTCGTAATTAGCGCCGTTGTATTCAGGATTGAAGTAAGGACCTGCGAGGGCAGGGCCAGCAGATGCAGCGATGGAAGCGATTGCACCAAAAACAAGATGTTTGATCATTTGAAAAACGGTCGGTTTGACGCTTCCTCATTTTAAGCCACAGAATAGTGATTTTTAATCGCGGTAACCAACTCAGCATCAGTCCACTGCCCAATCGCATCGTATGCGTCACCTTCCCAGACAACGATCCACTCAGCAAAATACGGTGACTCTGATTTAATGATCTCTACGCGAACTGTTTTTTCGGAAGGGTTCTCTAACACCTGTTTAACCTGCAATGTGTCGGTATATACAGGTGGTTGGATCGTGACTTGTGAGGTCAGTGTGATGCTGGGATAGCTCATGGCATTGGACGCGGATAGAGTTGACCGGCGTTTGGCCTTGTCGGCAAAGCGCCAAAAGGCAGTTTAGTTGAATCGGCAGCTAAAACTCTTCCTGTAGCTGATCTTGTCGATACCAAACCTAGATAGGTTGATAAATCGACTCGCAAAACTCCTGTGTAGTCAGCCATCAGACAACCCTCACAAATAATTCAGTTGAGTAACGGCCTGTTGGCTGCCACTCTTCCGAACCAGCGGTAACAATCAAGCGGTCATCCACACGGTATATATCAACACTTGGCGGTGGAGCAACTCCAAGGTCAGTATCGTTGACGTACCCAAGCGCCATGCCGTGCGATCCAACAATAAGCGGGCTTGCGATGATGGGTGAATTAGACGTAAGATTTGATATTCCGATGTTAAAGCCTCTGCCAGACCTGTTGTCGCCGGTATTATTCGAGTTACCAGCATGGCCGATATAGAAAGGAATCATACCGCCATTAAAGTATTTTGCTTGATATGCTGTCGTCCCGACTGTGGAATAACCTCCATAGTAACGATTATAGCCAGCACTCCATCGGTAGTGCCTATCTTGATAAGCTACATTTTGTGCGCTAATAAATAGAGATGTTATTTGTGCATTAGGATCTAGGTGAGAAAATGGTGTTATCTTGCACCATCCCATGGCACCCGAATAGGTTCCGTTTGACACGGGAGTGTCTGAATCAGTGCGTGTAATATCCAAAAGTCCCCACTGAGGATCAGTTGCACTATCTTTCCAGTAAGTAAGCTTCATTGGATAACTAGAGCCATTCATGCCCCAGGAGGCGTTGTTGTAAGTTGTCTGGCCTGTTCCGGTGTTTGTTGAGGTGTTATATGCGTGATAAAGCCTGTAATAAGCAATGTTATTTGTAAAATAAAACTCATAATATGCGGTAGAATATGTGCCGACTTGGTTTGTCTTGGTGTAGACAAGGCGTGAATTTGTTACATCATGATAAAGCTCTGCTGAGCTATAACCCATCCCTGGAGCGATGGTGTTTTTAAACAACGTATATAGGTCGCTAGCGGTGGTAGCGTCACCTTGGTTGATGGTGTAAGTGCCTGTGGTAGCAGCCATGATCAGATCTCCAGGAAGACGTACTCAAAGGTTAATGCTACTGAAGTAGCTGACGCATCATTATTTGTGACGCGGAGCGGAAAAACAGATGTTCTTGGTGACTCTTGGTTGATTGCTGAAGCGATTGGGTTCAACGTCACTGACTCATTCGCCGTTGACGTAAGCACTTCAAATACAACACCCGCTGAAGACAAGGGATCTGTTGTAACGGTGCGACTTACGTCTGCTGTCGCTGCAGCAGCAGAGTGATACATCCTTGTCCAAGCACTGACACTAGATGTCACCTTGGTGATCATCACCATCGGGTTCAATGTAACGTTTGACGTCACTGTGGCGTTAGGGTTCGCGGATACTGTGACAGATGCCGTTTGAACGCCAACTTCAGGTGACGGACTGGTTGTAGAAATTTGCCAGCCTGTACCGTTCCACTTCCATGTGCGGCCCTCATACGCATACGTCTGGTTGAGGGTAGGTGAGTTTGGAAAATCAATAGCCATGGCTCTTATTATACCTCTGTCTTAAGAAGCGTCAGGTTTTGACGGCCAAGCGATGTTAAAAGGGTCAGTCTGCGTTGTGATGTCGCGTAACGCTTGCCGGTAAGTAGTCCAATCAGCAGACACAGCCGATGAATCTGGCAGTTGCGTCCAATCCGATTCAGCGAGGCGCTTGTCACGATCAGCACGCACCACTACCCATTGAGCGTCGTTACGTGCATCGATTTCGTCTTGAGTAAGAGCTTCAACAGCTACGGTGTAGACCCAATCACCTTCGATGACAGGGTCACAACCAACTAGCTTTTGCGTTGCTTTGTCGTATGGACGGAAGAGATTGACGCGCTTTGCGCTGTTGTCAGCAAGGAACTCATCAGATGGTCCGTTAGAACCAAATGATGTATGAGGAAAGAGTGAACGATAGTCACCCACTCGTACGACGGTATCACCGTCAATCAGTGCGATGTTCATGAGTCAGAGAAAGCGGAGGTCGGTGACTATCATGACCATTTTATTGTGCCAGCTCCTTTGAAAATAACAATGCTGTCTGTTGATTCAGTGTAGGTAGAATAACTGCCAGTTGCTTGATAAGACGATGACTGCGGGAATCTAAATATCACAACACCGCTTCCACCATCGGAAGCTGGGCCGCCACCGCCGCCACCACCTGTATGTGCAAGACCATTTTGCGACGAATCATATCCATCTACAATTCTGCGGCCAACACCGCCGCCGCCAAGGCCACCGCCTCCGATCAATCCACTGTTATAAGATCCACCACCGCCACCGCCTGCAAAGTAAACCAGACCTCCTGAAACATGTCCAACACCTGCAGATGTCGCAGTCGTTGTGTTAATGATTGATATTGCTGTTCCTGCACCACCAGTAGCTCCAGAACCTGCTGCAGCGTGACCGCCACCTCCAGCAGCTGGAGATCCACTAATAGCAGTTCTACTGCCACCAGCATTACCTTGTCCTGCAATACCAGATCCGCCTGGCATAACAACGTTTGTTACAGCAGCATTGTTTCCGCCGCCACCGCCAGATCCACCAGCTCCACCAATATAACCTGAATCTGCGTTTGTTCCATTTGTATAAGCGCCAGCAGCACCGCCGCCGCCTCCAGTAGCAGTAATAGGTGTTGCACCTGCTTGTATTGATGAATCACCGCCGTGTTCTCCACCCCAGCCAAGTGGGCCGTTATTGGCACGATCTCCACCTGCACCTACAGTAATTGTGTATGTGGTATTTTTTAATACGTTTAGAGCCGTATAGTGCAAAAGTCCGCCAGCTCCACCTCCAGCTCCATTACCAGAACCACCTCCAGCAACAATTAAAG